ATGGACCCCGGGTGGATGGTAGGTTCCATGGAATCGGCATCCTTTCCTAAGCGCACGGCCCGTAGATTATGATACTGGCGAGCCCCCAACTCAGGTTTATATACCCAGACCAGGTCGCTGACATAATCCCCAGGAATCAACCCGGCATAACCCGCAGCAATGGGCCCCTCCACCAGGGGGACGGCATAATAATTTTCAGACCGTACCCCCTCCGGGATCTCTGGTTCAGCGCCCACCAGCGTGATGATGGGCTGCATGGGTTGAAAGCCAGGGGCTTCTTCGCCCGTCAAAAGCCAGTCTATTGATTTACCGAACAGTTCCTTTATCATCATCAGACTGTCCACCGACGGCCGGGACTCCCCCGATTTCCAGCGGGTAATGGCCCGCTGGACTCCCACCATCTCGTTGAAGTTCTTCTGATCCTTGATGCCTTTCTCCTCCATCAGCTTCTGAACCTGCTGGAGGAAGATCTCTAAAGAAAACATCTTCTTAGCCATAATTACCATCCTCGGCTAATTTTTATCTTGACAATAGCCGTATGCGTTTATTATCTTTCCCTTGGATGTAATTACCACATGTGGAAAGGATAATCCAGAAAAAAATGAAGAAATTTGACCAAGCCTGGCAGATAAAAAGGTTTTTGGCCGAAAGGGGTGAGAGCATCTCTTCCCTTTCCCGCAAGCTCAATCGGCCCTTTGGCTCGGTGGCCAACAACATATACGGATATAGAGCCAATGCCCAGCTTCAGAAAGAGATCGCCGACTTCCTGGGAAAGTCGGTGGAGGAACTCTTTGGGGGCGCCAGTCCTGTGCGGGGATAGTTGGCGATGTTCGACAAACCAAATGAGTGGCACCTGTCTATGAACCAGACCGGCTGGCACCTGGCCCTTACCACTGACGGCTTGGTGAAGCTCCAGCCTCACCAGTCGGCACCCCATGACAGCGCCAGGCTTTACCCGGGGATGTTGGGTGCATGGAAATGGTTCACCCAAGATGGCAGTTTGAGGCCGGAATACCAGGACCTTCCGGTTTTTAAGCACCGGAATTACCAGTAGGCTACCAGTAGGCTACCAGTAATTTCTCCAAAATTCTTGAGGAATTATGGGCCGTAAAAGAGTGATTGACACTGACGAACTGCTTTTCGATGAGGAGTTGTTTGAAGCAGTAGGGAAAGACGGCCTCTGGCTTTATGTCCGCCTCTGGTCTTTGGCTGAAGATTGGGGGGGATATGAGCCAAGATACGGTAGTATTGCCTTAAAAACAGGTATTTTACGGCTGTCTCCTGAAGCCGTGAAAAAAATTATCGAAGAACTAATTACCCTCGGGAAAATAGTGCCATACGAGGCCAACGGTAAAACTTTTCATTGGATAAAAAATTTTCTCAAGCATCAACGGCTAAACAACCCTACCCCGCCTAGCCTTCCCCTACCTCCCTGGGTAATATGCGAAGTCAAAGAATATAAGTCGAAAAAGAAATACGCAAGTTTCCAAATTGACTGGGGAAAACTGGCGTCGTGTACCAGTAGCCTACCGGTAGGCTACCAGGATACTACCAGTAGCCCTAGAAACAGAAACGAAACAGAAACAGAAACGGAAACTAGAAGAAAAGACTTGTCGACGGCAGAGCCGCCGACCCCCTCTTTTTCGGTTCAAGACCTGGCGATTTTGTGGAATGAAAACGCTCCTCCGGAACTGCCCAAGGTCCACCTGCCTTTCAAACGCCCCCCCAAAGCCATGACAAAGATGCGTGACGCGGTTAAGCGCAATCCTGACCGTGACTGGTGGTTGAGGGTGGTGGCCAAAACCCGCGAATCCCCATTCCTGCTTGGGGTCAACGACCGGGGTTGGAAGGCGTCCATTGACTTTATGATCGAGAATGCGGAGGTGATTTTGGACGGAAAATATGATGGGGGAAAACCATCCCAACCGAAAGGCTGGGGAGCCCTAAAGGAGTCAATGCAAAGGAGAAAATCAGATGCTCAATGAGGCAGTGTTCCATAAGGGGATAGCCTTGTTAATGGCGGCCTACCCCGATTACGAGTGTTCGTCTGCAACGGTGGACGTTTACCGGGAAAGATTGTGTCGGCTCACCGACAAAGAGTTTGAGGCCGCGGTTTATCGCCACATCGACACCTGCAAGTGGTTCCCCAAGATCAGCGAGCTACTCGGGGCGGTCCAGTCCCTTCTTCCCTCGGCTATTGATGTCTGGACCCAGCTCATCGCTGCGGCCGAAGCCGGCGAGCAGCCGGAGATGGACGAAGCCACCAAGAAGGCCATGGACTTCATCGGCGGCTGGGAGCAATTCAGCATCACGTCTTATGACGACTTACGGTTTATTTTTAAATCCTTTCGGGAGGCATACCTGGAGGCCCAGGACCGGGAAACTGGAGCCCAGGCACAGATCAGCACCCGGACGGTGCCACAGTTGGAGGGGTGATGACCAAGAAGATAGATTCGCCTGCGGGCTACACGCCCCCGGCTAATCTCGAGGCGGAGCAGTCGGTCCTGGGCGCTATTCTGGTTAGGCCGGAGGTGCTGGATGAGGTTAGCGACCTCCTGGTGGCCGATGACTTCTACAAAGAAGCCCATGGCCGCATCTACAAAACCATGCTGGACCTCTACGGCAAGAATGATCCGGTGGACCTCGTAACCGTCTGCGCCCTCTTGAAAGAGCGGAGCCAGTTGGAGGGGGTGGGGGGTGCGGTCTTCCTGGCCGGCCTCAGTGAAGAGGTAGGTTTCGCCGTCAACGCCCCTTATTACGCCAAACTGGTGCGCCAGAAGGCCATGCTGCGCCGGTTACTGGACGCCACCCAGGAGATTGCCGGTGCCTGTCTCGCCCCGGTAGATGACGCGGACGTCTTTATTGACCAGGCTGAGAGTAAAATTTTTCAAATCAAAGAGAGCCGGGAGATTCAGGCCGCTTATTCCCTGGACGATCTGGTTCCCGAAGAGGTGAGCCGGATTGAAAAGATTTTTGAGCGGAAGCGGGAGATCCTGGGAATTCCGAGCGGATTTGTGGACATCGACCGGCTTACCGGTGGGTGGCAGAACGGGGATTTGATTATCTTGGCGGCCAGGCCATCACATGGAAAAACGGCCCTGAGCCTGAATATGGCCTACCATGCCGCCCGCCACTCCCAGGTGCCAACGGTCTTTTTCAGCATGGAGCAGCCCAAGGAGCAGCTGGTGCAGCGCCTCCTGGCCAGCGTTGGCCAAATCAACGCCAGCCGGTTGCGTGCCGCCCGGATGGAAAGCCAGGAGTGGGAGAGGTTTTACCAGGTGGATGACAAACTGAGGGGCGTCCCAATCCAGATCATTGACAAGCCTGCCCTGACCTCCTTGGAGATACGCTCTCAGGCCAGACGTCTCAAGTCTAAACAGGGTATCGGGCTGGTGGTGGTGGATTACCTGCAACTGGCCCGGGACCCTAAGGCCAAGAGCCGAGAGCAGGAAGTCGGGGGGATTTCCCGTAGTCTGAAAGCGTTGGCGAAAGAACTGAACCTGCCGGTAATTGCCCTGTGTCAGTTAAACCGGGAGGTGGAAAAAAGGCCGAACAGGCGGCCGGTGCTATCGGATTTACGCGAATCAGGCTCGATCGAACTTGACGCTGACCTGGTGCTATTTATTTACCGAGACGAATTGTACCGCGAGGACTCCAAGGACAAGGGGATAGCGGAAGTCCGCCTGGCCAAGCATCGCAACGGGCCGACGGGGTTAGTCAACTTGGCGTATCGCAAGGAATTTATGCTTTTCCAGAATTACGCCCAGAAGGACACCGCGCATGGCTGAGATGCTGTCCTGGTTTGGCAAGGGGTTCGGACTCTCCCTGGGGAGCCTGGGCGCGGTGAACGCCGGCCTGGTCGTTCTGGGTGTCTATAACGCGGTTGCCGGCCTCATTACCCGGACCAGGATAGCCTGCCTTTACCGGAAGGACGAGAGGGGGACGCTGTGAACCCGATCCGGTTCACCATCATCCTGGCGCCCAAGTCTCAGAAACGGGCGCGCTCCCGGGGTTTCATCGTCAAGGGAGGCGGCAAGAAGGGTCAGGATGTGGCCCGGTCACATACCTACACCGACGAGGACCAGCGGACCGAACAGAACAAGCTCATGGCCCTGATGTATGAACATCGGCCTCCGGTGCCATTACAGGGGCCCGTTGCTCTTGGCATGAGAGCGTTCCTGCCGATCCCCAAGAGTAAGTCTAAGAAATGGCAGGCCGCGGCCATGGCCGGCGAGATCAGACCCATCACCAAACCGGATACCGACAACCTGGTCAAGCAGATCAAGGATTGCGCCAACGGGGTTTTCTGGGAGGACGACAAGCAGATCGTCGGTCTCCATGCGGAGAAATGGTATGCGGAGATTCCGCGGTGGGAAGTAGAGATCGTGTCATGCGAATCTAACCAGGGGACTGCACCGGGAGCCTGAAATGCCACACATGGACGCCCCAACCCCCCCGCCAGTCATATATGTGCACGTGGAGTTTTACCGGGGAGTCAAGGCCATCGCTAATTTTCTGGGGGTACATGAGCGGACGGCTCAGGCCTTCCTCCATGATGGCAAAATACCGGCAAAGAAGGATGGGACCGGAACGTGGGTGTTGACGAACCTTGACTACTTTACGTCTTTGCAGAGGTGACTATGAAACAGGATAGGGCAGATTGATGCGTGTCGTCCTTATCATCCTGGCGCTGGCTTGCTCGCCCGCCAGCATCTCACAGGCCCAGCCCTGGCCGGCGGCGCCTCCCCGAATAGGCCAGCTTTCTATGCCTCAAAATTACTGGGACTGGACCTTGGAAGCCGCCCGGGAGCACGGCGTGAGCCCTTACGTCATCCAGGGCTTTATGGCCATCGAAAGCAGGTATGACCCGGCCGCCATGTCAGGCCGGGGCCGGTGCATCGGCCTGATGCAACTTGACCGGGGCGTCGCCCGGGGCCTGGGAGTGGACCCCTGGAATCCGCGAGAGAACATCCACGGCGGCGCTCGGGTCCTGGCCGGCCTCCTGAAAAAGCATCGGGGGAATCTGGCCCGGGTGGCGCGGGCCTACAACGGCCCCGGCTGCCCCCCGGCCTATGTGCGTGAGGTGCTCCGTGCCGTCAGACAAGCGAAAAAGACAGGAGCCAAGAGTGTCGGGCAATGAACAGGCGCCGAGATATTTTGCGGGGATCAAGTGGGGTCTTGATAACCCCACGGTTCTATTGGTGGCAGCTTATAGCCCCCCGCCAACGGACCATATCCACATCATGAGAGAGCTTTTCGAGAGCAATTTATTATTCGACGACCTCCTGCCCATCGCCAAGGCCTGGGCGGTGGAGTTGCATATTCGCAAGTTTTTCTGCGATCCCCGGGAAGCGGAGTTCATCAAGCGGATGCGGCGCCAGCGGTTGCATGCGGTGGCAGCTCCGGAAGAATTAGGCCTGGCCCGGAACCTCTTGGGGAAGAGGCTCGCCAACTACAAGCAAGGCATCCCGGGCGGGATCACCATTTCCCGGGAGTGTCCGAAGACGATTCCCGAATTTACGAAATACCGGATGCCGGAGAGAGACCCGAGGAAACCGTATCGGGATGTCCCGCTGAACATGGATAATTTCGGGATTTCGGCCCTGCATTTTCTGATCCTGGGGCTGGCGAGCGAAGTCACGCCGCGGGTTAGATGGCTTTGATCGATAACAAAAAAAGGAGGACAAACAGTGAAACAGAGTTTCAGGGAACGTGGCGCAGTCAAGTGGTTCAATGATTCCAAGGGCTTTGGCTTTATCGCCCGGGAAGGCGAGTCGGATGTCTTTGTGCATCACAGCGCCATTCAGGGAAACGGCTTCAAGACCCTGGCAGAGGGGCAACGGGTCGAATTTGAGGTGATGCAGGGACAGAAAGGCCTCCAAGCCAAGGACGTGCGGAAATTGTAGTTCCTGTCTGGCTGGAACTTGCTTGTCAACACGTAGTCTTTGGTGCTGCGTGACTATTAACCAAAGGAGAAGACCATGGAGCAGAGTACCAAGAAGATGTGCAAAAACCACCCCGGGAAAGAAGCAATTATGCGGTCTGATGGCGTTTCCACCGGCCTCTGCGCCGAATGTTTGACGGCTCGCGCCAAGAAAGGCGGCCGCAAGAAAAAGGCGAATTGATGATTTTCACCAGCAACTTTAAGATCGCGGGGCGTCTGCCCCAGGCGGTTGCCATCTCCCGGGGGATTCCCCGGGGGTGGCAAGGCCGCCGATGCAAGGCACTGGCCCCTCCCCGGGATCTGATCAAAATCATGGAACCGGAGAGGTTTATTCCCCTTTACCGGGCCCAGGTTCTGGACAAGCTGGACCCCATGAAGGTGATCCGGGACCTGGGCGGCGACAATTTCATCTTACTGTGCTGGGAGCCCCCGGGCGAGTTCTGCCATCGCCGGGTGGTGGCCGCGTGGATGCGGAAAGAAACGGGGCTCCTGATAGAGGAATTGAACACAAAGCTCAGGAGACATCAGGAGTGGCTAAGAGAAATGGGGAAGAGCACATGAGACGCAAGATGCTCCGCTGTCCCTGTAGCGCCAGGCACAACATACCTGAAGGCGCTATCCGTCTCGAATGCCCGAAGTGCGGGCGGGTCTTCGGCGAATCCAAGCCGGCCCCGAACCAGACCCGGGAGATGGAAAGGCGCCGGCGACAGATGGAGAAGAAATAATTTCCCGGGCGGGGACTCGTGGTGAGGGCATCATCGACCAGGTGGTGCCGGTGGTCCGATTCCACCGACCCGCTCCATAAGGATTGGTTGAAAAGGAAAAATCAGAGGCCAAGCACCCGTTTCAACGCAGTTTCAACCTCTGGCATAAAGGTGCAGCGGCCAATCACTTTGTCGATTTCCCTGGGGAGGACAGTGGCTAGATGATCGGCAACGATGACAGAATCCGAGAGAATCCCCATGGCCTGGCCATTGGGACTATCTTTCTTGACCGGCACCCTGGTATCTCCGGTGCGTCCCAGGTTGGAGGTTATTTGAACCACGACCCTCTGGCTCAAACCGGTTTCGACGGTCTCGTCCTGTACCACCAGGGCCGGCCTCTTCTTATATCTGACCAGGTCCGAGTAAGGGAATTTGACGAGGATCACGTCCCCCCGTTTATAGGTGGTCATAATCCTCCATGCCCGGGGTGTCCCAGTCTTCTTCCAAGGCGGCCAGGCGGGCCCGCGTTTCCTTCGCCTCTTCGGCGCTCCAGCCAAGGTTGGAGACCAGCAGGAGACCGGCGGCGGCCTGGGCATTCCGGTTCGGCTTTCCTTTTGAAGAGACGGCCTCTTGAGAGACGTCGGTTTTACCCATGGGAACTGTCCTCCTGTGTCGTCAATTATAAAGCATTTTAAGGTCTTTTCCAAGAGAGGATAGATGGCCTTCATCGGTTCCATAAACGCAGAAACTCGGAAATGGCTGGGGAACAACGGCCCGGCCTTCGACGGCCGGCAGGTCTATGTAGGTTGCTCCGGTGCTTTTACGGTGGAGCAGCTTCTCACCCGTTACGCGCCCAAGGCCAAACTTTGGGGGAATGACGTTTCGCTTTACTCCGGGGTCCTGGGGGGCTACCTTGCCGGGCAGCCATTCCGTCTTGATGTCCGGGAGAAGAAATTGGCCTGGCTGGAGCCCTACCTGGCCGACGAGGAGGCCAAGGCCGCCACAGTGATGGTCCTTTTCGAGATGCTGAAATACGAAAAGGCGAACAATTTGTTCAAACAGCGGCACTGGATGCACTACATGAACACCTTCGCCGACTTCCACCATGCCACGGTTGAGAAACTTCGGGAGCGCAAGAAAGAGACCCGGATGGAGGCTTATACCTCCAGGGATATCTTCGACCTCCTGGATGAAATACCGAAAGATGCAGTGGTGATCGCCTTCCTGCCCACCTATGCTGGCGGCTACGAGCGCATGTTCAAACGCCTGGAGGAAATCTTTGACTGGGACAGCCCCAGCTACGGCATGATCGACGAGGACCGCAAGAAACGCATCCTGACCAAGATGATGGAGCGGGATTATCTGTACCTGGACGACCATGAGTGGAAGGGCTTGCCCATGGTGGCGGTGGTGCGCAAGGCCCGGATGAAGCCGGTTTACATTTATTCGAACATGACCGCCCTGCACCGGGGGGTGATGAAGCAGCAGCGGCATTCGGAGTTTGTGCCTTTCGCCCGTCTGGGGGACGAAGACGAGATCACCCCGGCCTCAAAGCTCGTTATCGCCCCCACCACCAACCGGATTGTGAACTACTACCGAGACGTGTACCTATCCAAGGGGGTGGGCATCCCGGCGGACGGCGAGGTCCCGCTGGTTTTGGCAGTAGACGGCAAGGTCTTCGGGTTCCTGATCTACTCCCGGATGCAGGGGGGTGGGGACGTGTATCTGTTGGCCGACTTTGTGGTCAACTCCAGGAGATACCGGCGCCTGGCCAAACTCTTGCTCCTGGTGACCCAGACCCGGGAGGTGCGCCGGCGCCTGGAGGAAAAGTTCTTCCTGGAAATCCCCAAGTGCCGAACCATGGTGTTCACCAACAAGCCGGTGTCCATGAAGTACCGGGGCCTCTATGAACTGGCCCGGCGGGACCCGGGCAAGCTGGTCTATGAGACCGAACTGGGCCTTCTGGATTTAAGCGAGGTTATCCCCTTATGGCTGAAGAAATTCGAGAAGTCCTGAGCCTGCTGAACGAGAAGCTGGCGGGCCTGTTCCCTTACCGGTTGGAGATGGTGACCCCCGGAGAGTTGAAGCTCCTGGAAAAGAACGCCCGGTACATGAAGGCCGAGCAGTTTCAGAGCCTGGTGGAGAACATCAAGAAAGACGGCAACCTGTCATCCCTGCCCCTGTGCTACCGGGAGAAGGACGGCAAGCTCCGGGTGCTCTCCGGCAACCACCGGGTCCAGGCGGGCCGCCAAGCCGGGGTGGAGCAGATACTGGTGATGGTGGTGGGGGACGAAAAAGATTCCGATGCACGCCTGGCCATCCAGCTCTCCCATAATGCCATCGCCGGCCAGGACGACCTGGTGATCCTGAAGGAGCTGTGGGAGGCCATCAAAGACGTGCAGGCCAAGGTGTACGCCGGTTTGGACTCCGACACCGTGAAGGCCCTGCAGGGCATCCAGTTTGCGGCTATCAGTGAGCAACGGCTGCAGTACAAGCTGGTGAACTTCATGTTTCTCCCGGAGGAGATCGAGAACCTGGACGAACTGCTGAAGGATACGGCGGTGGCTTTCGCCTCGGACATGGTGTACCTGGCGAACCTGAACACCTATGACGCCTTTTTTGACCTGGTGGTGAAGATCAAGAAGAAGTGCGTGATCAAGAACTCCGCGGCCGCTTTCCTGAAACTCCTGGAACTGGCCAGGGTCGGGTTGGAGCAGGTCAAACAAGAGCAGGCCCCCGATGAGGGCGAGAACCTCCACCAGGAGGCGTGCCATGGGTGACCCCCTTCTGATCCACCGGGCCGCTGAGAACTTTGAAGGGGCCGCGCTCCTGTCTCAAAGCCCCGTCCTGAAGCGGTTGGCGGCGGCCTGGCCCAGGACCAGGCGGTCAGGTGAGATCGTGGTTGCTGACAAATCAGAACTAACCCTGGAGGATTTCTGGCAGGGGGTTAAGGTGGACTTTGACCACTGGGAGATCCTGGCTCAGGTCTCTTCGGTCGAAGTCATGGAAGGTTACCAGGTGCTCCGAGGCAACGGCATCATCCTGCCGGACGGCACCTTGAACCACATGGCCGACAACCTGCTTAAGAAAGAAGCGGCCGGCAAGCTCATGGCCGATTTCGGCATTAAGCCGGGAGACATGAAATAATGGCCTTCGACTACGACCCCGCCCTGGGCCTCTATATCTCGGTTGACCCGGGCTACACCAATCCGTTCGCCTGCCTCTGGATCATGCCGGTGGAAAAGGGCGAGCGGGTGATGGTGCTGGATGAATATTACGAGCGGTTCCGGACCACCCCGGAGAACGCTAAGGCTATCGCCAAACAGCATCAGGAGATGGGCCACCCGCCCCTCAAGATGGGGTACGGCGACCCGGCCAATCCGGAACGGTTGGTGCTCCTGAGTGAGGTCCTGGGGATCGAGGTCAAGGGTCCCCGGCTCCCGGTCACGGTGGGACAGGAGTTGGTGCGGCAATGGCTGGAGCGGCGGTATGACGGCGCCCCCTGTCTGGTCATTCATCACCGCTGCAAGAACCTGATCCGGGAGTACAGAAATTACCGGGAACATGAACCGGGCAAAGGTGAACACCACGCCCTGGACGCCTTGCGGTATTTCTTCTGCGGGTGGATAGGGAGATAAGGAGGACTGTTTCAGTGGATGCGAATACATTGCACGAAGTAGAAGAGGTTATGGTGGATAAGGTGGCCTTGGCCTATCACTTGGCGTTAAGCCTAATTTGTCAAGCCAATGGGGTTCCCTATAAATTGGCCATGGCCACAGTGAAATTCTGTGGCACGGTTTTGGGGGTCGCCGAGAAGGATGTTGCGGCGGTCGATTTCGCCGTTCGAATGATATCGGAAGACCCCGAATTTTTATCCAAAACTCAGGCCACAGAGGAACAGATCATTCGCGCCATGTGGCCTAACAGGAAAGTGAGTTAGGTTTGATGCCAACCATCTTCTCACCTTGCCGGACTTGGCGGTACACCCTGGAGCGTGTCTGGGCCCCCCCGGAAGGGTATCGGGGCGCCAGAGAGGTAGCAGCCTTCATCGGGCTCAATCCCAGCACCGCCGATGAGGTCAAGAACGACCCCACGGTGACCCGGTGCATCAACTACGCCCGGCGCTGGGGGTTTCACGGGATGTTTATGCTGAACATCTTCGCCCTGCGGTCAACCGATCCCCGGGCCCTCTACCGGCACCCGGACCCCATCGGCCCGGAGACCAACCGCTACCTGACGGAGGTGGTCCAGCGGCGAGAGGTCTCCCTGGTGGTGGCTGCCTGGGGGAACCATGGCGCCCTGCTCAGTCGGGGCTGGAACGTGATCAACCTGGTGCGCAACTCCGGGATGAACTTGTATCGCCTGGGCGAACTCACCAAGCAGGGGCAACCCCGGCACCCCCTTTACCTAAGGCGCGATCTGGAACCAGTGCAGCTATGAGCATCATCTATGAGCCACGGGGAAAAGCCCGGGAATATGCCGAGTTGGCGGTCAATCTTTATAAGGGCTGCTCTCATGCCTGTGTTTACTGTTACGCCCCGGCCGCGACCTTCTGCGACCGGGAGAAATTTTCCAGCCCGGATTATATCCGGCCCCGTCGCGCCATCCTGGATACCCTGGAACGGGAAGCCGAAAAAATGCAGGGTGACCCCCGCCGCATCCTTTTGAGCTTCACCTCGGACCCCTACCAGGCGGCAGAAAAGACCCTGGGGGTTACCAGGAAGGCCTTGGAGATTTTCATGGTCCACAACCTGACGGTCACGGTCCTGACCAAAGGGGGGACCTGGGGCATCGCCAGGGATCAAGACCTGCTCCAGGCAAACCCCAGCAATGCCTGGAGCGTCACCCTGACCCTCGATGACCCCACCGCCAGCCTGGAATGGGAACCCGGCGCCGCCTTGCCCCATGACCGGATTCACTCCCTGAGGATGGCCAAAGAGGCCGGCATCCATACCTGGGTGTCGTTCGAACCTGTGCTGGATCCCGAGGCGGTTTACCGGCTCCTGGACCAGACCTCTGAATTTGTGGACTTCTATAAGGTGGGGAAGTTGAATTACCATCCCCTGGCCCAGGAGATCGACTGGCGGAGATTCATGGGGGAGATGGAAGAAAGACTCTCCCGGTTAGGAAAGCCTTATTACCTCAAGAAGGATTTGAGGGAGGCAGCCGGGGCTTGAAAACCAGAAGATAGGAGAAAAAAAGAAATGGCGCTTTCCCTTGTCCCCCCAACGGGGGGGCCTCCTAATAAGAAAGCCAAGGACATCAGCGTGCGTCGCCTGAACCGGATTAAACAGGTTCAGGATCTCGTGTTGTCTGGACTCAAACCCTCAGAAATAGCTCAAAGATTTGGCATCAGTGAACGCATGGTGAAATACGACCTGCGGGATGGTCGCCAGAATTACGTGGAGGCAGCTTCCCAGGTTGATCAGCATGAAACCATCGGCAAGCAGATGACGCTCCTGTTGAAGTGCCAATGGCTGGCCATGCGGGATTACCAGAAATTCGCCAACGAGAACAGCAAGGTCGGTGCTCTCCGCCTGGTGGCCGAGTTTCACGCCAAGCTCATGACCCTGCTCCAGACCACCGGGCTGGTGCGGGAAGTGCCGAAGAAACTCATCCTGGAGGATTTCAACCCCTTCGAAGACGAGGAATTTACGC